TCGGGGTCTTGTTAACTTGGACACGCCGTGGACACGGACAAACCCCCTACGGCCCACCGACCCATGCGCGCGCGGCCCACCGACCCATTACTAACATACTCGAGCACGTGATCCCACTAGTTACATGTCCATAGTTAAAAAGGCGCGCGGAGCCGGGCCCCGGCCGCGCGGCCGAGCGAAGCGAGGCCAGTGCGAGGCCGCCGGCGAGCACGCACGATAGCGCTGCGCGAGCGAGCGCCAGCGAGCGAGGCCGCGCCGCCCCAGGACCTCTGGTAATTTGTACATGGTCAATAGACCGGGGCTCAGCCCACGAAGCGAACACGGCTCTTGCCGACGAATAGGGGCGTTAAGCCCGTGCCGCCTGCGTAGGCGAGCACGTGAACTGCGTTGGTTGTGCAGTTGGCGACATCAGCGCCTGTTCCAGTGGTTGTCTCCACGGGGATGTTGCCTTTCCAGGACAGGTTTACGCACGGGCCGGTCTGGTTGCTGACGCTGGATGTGAAGTTCGTTGTGCCGGCATTGTCGTTGGCTGCGTAAGCGCCGCCCGGTTCGACGTATTGGCTTGCAAGCACCCGGTAGCGTGAGCTGTTCTCCAGGTTGCGCAGCGGCTGCGGCAGGATGCCAATGTTTGACGTTGTCGGGTTCGAGTACACTTGTTCGGAGACGATGGTTGACTTGTTGCACTGAGTGTCGAGGACCTACCGAAGGTTGACTCCGACGGCGCGTACTAGTGCGAAGAAGTATCCGTAAAGGTCCGATACGTCATCTTCGTCTGAGATGGCTGTTGTGGCGACGACACCGCTCACCCAGATGGACTTGATTGTGTATCTGCGTCCGTCACGGCTCTGCTCCGCATTGCCTTGTGCAGGGACGGAGATGGCGCCGGTGCAGCCACTGGATGGTTGTAGTTCGCCACTTGCTCCATCCGTTGAGGAACTGACTGTCACTCCGTTCCATGCGCAATCGAGAAACTTGAGTTCGATGCCGATGAAGCCGCCTGTCCGCAAGTTGCGACGTTTGAAAGGTCGTTGGCGGCGGGAAGACTTTGCATAGGCTCGCCGAGCAGTTCGACGCCTGGACTTTTTGGCGCGTCGACGATAGGACTTGGCGATGGCTTGCATGATGAAAACACAGAAAAAATAGCGTTGAAAACGCGCGTCACAGAAGTGGGTCACTTAGTATTATACCCACTTCTGTGTTTTGTGTCAAATACGAAATACCTTGTTCTACTCAGAGTCACACTCAATGAGGGACGGTATCACGAGGCCAACGGCTGGAGGCGCGTCAGCGAGCCCTCTCTGCTCATGCAGAGGTACAGGCGGCGGCAGCTGGCCCGGGAGGTCTCCTCGTCGGGCGGCGTCAGTGAGAGGACGGATGTCCCATCGGTCAGCGGACAGTTTAGACTCGTCGGGTGCGAAATTAGCCATGACGACAACGTTGGCAGGGGGGAAGATACGGGACTTGCTCTCGTACTTCCCGGAGAACGCGAAGCCGTTCTTGAACTTCTCCATGAGGTTGTAGGGCACCTTGTCCACTTGATCGCGCGCGAGGTCGAACACCACGTAGCGCTCATCGCCGTAGGCGTAGATGATGTCTTGCCACTTCCCGCCAGTGACCAGGTAAGCGTTACGCCACGCGACGAGCCACGTGGCCAGGTAAGACTTACCCTCGAGACCCGCGGGCTCCCACAGCCACATGATCTTGCGGTTACTTTGGCTACATATCAGGCCAGTAAATCACGGTGCTAAGGATCATCACTGAGACTCGATGTCCACCAGTCTCCCGGACGTAGCGGTAGTTATGGTTTGAGAGGATCTCCGTCCATTGCACCCCAGCACTGGTAACATCCCAGGTCATGTCTGTCGAGAATCGGTAGCGCACGACTTGTACCTGTCGAGGTCCAGTACGGCCTGGTTTTGCCAGTCCCGGAGGATGACTCCTCGCATGCTTTCCTTGAGTCGTCGCTGCTCGCTTTCGCTTGCCAGGATGCTCCGTAGGCGCTTGTAGTACGCAGTGAAGCGGGCAGCTGCGCCAGCAGTGTCGGGGCTGGTCAGTAGATCCTTTTCGCTTTTGCCCGCCAGTACCGCGTCCCGTAGAGCGAGGACGTCGGTACGCGCTCCTTGCCCTCTTGGAGGGACTCCCCACTCCTGGAAGTCCCCGTCTACATGTCAAGGTTAACAGTCCCCATGCTAAGTGATTGGGGACCTTTTTTGCAGTACGCCGCGGCCTTGTCCGGTGTGCGCTTTACCGGTCGGACGGACACGGCCGCCAGTCCTGCCTTCTCCAGGCGTCTCCTCTGAGCCCTCCAGGTCGTCGCGTTCTTCAGCATCCACATGATCTGGAGGTGAGGCGTCCCCGTGGTCGGCGCCACTTCCTTGCCCGCTACACGGTAAGGGACGTCCTGGAGGATCTGGCTCAGTTGCACCGATCAGATACTTCAACCCACTGAGAGCTGCCTTTAGCCGGGTAAAGCCGTCGGACGGCGGGTTGTTCCAGGTCGCCATCCAGTTCCTCAACCGAGCCCCAGGAGCCGCTTGCGGTGGATTGGCTGCTTGCTGACTCATCGTCGGAGAATCCGATGCTGTCGTGCGACGGTTCCATGTAGAGAGTTGAAAGTGACTGTCAGGATCGGGGTCTTGTTAACTTGGACACGCCGTGGACACGGACAAACCCCCTACGGCCCACCGACCCATGCGCGCGCGGCCCACCGACCCATTACTAACATAC